TAGTAGTAGACACCGCAAAAGAAAGCAGTCAATCAGCAACATGGGGATATGGAAGTGGCTAGTGATGGCCAGTTTAGTATGGCCTGTTTTGACACTGAGAAATGTCTATGACATGAAAATTGAGTGCCCCCATACAGTAAGTTTTGGGGAAAACAGTGTGATAGGTTATGTAGAATTACCCCCCGTGCCATTGGCCGACACAGCACAGATGGTGCCTGAGAGTTCTTGTAACATGGATAATCACCAATCGTTGAATACAATAACAAAATATACCCAAGTAAGTTGGAGAGGAAAGGCTGATCAGTCACAGTCTAGTCAAAATTCATTTGAGACAGTGTCCACTGAAGTTGACTTGAAAGGAACATGTGTTCTAAAACACAAAATGGTGGAAGAATCATACCGTAGTAGGAAATCAGTAACCTGTTACGACCTGTCTTGCAATAGCACTTACTGCAAGCCAACACTATACATGATTGTACCAATTCATGCATGCAATATGATGAAAAGCTGTTTGATTGCATTGGGACCATACAGAGTACAGGTGGTTTATGAGAGAAGTTACTGTATGACAGGAGTCCTGATTGAAGGGAAATGCTTTGTCCCAGATCAAAGTGTGGTCAGTATTATCAAGCATGGGATCTTTGATATTGCAAGTGTTCATATTGTATGTTTCTTTGTTGCAGTTAAAGGGAATACTTATAAAATTTTTGAACAGGTTAAGAAATCCTTTGAATCAACATGCAATGATACAGAGAATAAAGTGCAAGGATATTATATTTGTATTGTAGGGGGAAACTCTGCACCAATATATGTTCCAACACTTGATGATTTCAGATCCATGGAAGCATTTACAGGAATCTTCAGATCACCACATGGGGAAGATCATGATCTGGCTGGAGAAGAAATTGCATCTTATTCTATAGTCGGACCTGCCAATGCAAAAGTTCCTCATAGTGCTAGCTCAGATACATTGAGCTTGATTGCCTATTCAGGTATACCATCTTATTCTTCCCTTAGCATCCTAACAAGTTCAACAGAAGCTAAGCATGTATTCAGCCCTGGGTTGTTCCCAAAACTTAATCACACAAATTGTGATAAAAGTGCCATACCACTCATATGGACTGGGATGATTGATTTACCTGGATACTACGAAGCTGTCCACCCTTGTACAGTTTTTTGCGTATTATCAGGTCCTGGGGCATCATGTGAAGCCTTTTCTGAAGGCGGGATTTTCAACATAACCTCTCCCATGTGCTTAGTGTCAAAACAAAATCGATTCCGGTTAACAGAACAGCAAGTGAATTTTGTGTGTCAGCGAGTGGACATGGACATTGTTGTGTACTGCAACGGGCAGAGGAAAGTAATATTAACAAAAACTCTAGTTATTGGACAGTGTATATATACTATAACAAGCTTATTCTCATTACTACCTGGAGTAGCACATTCTATTGCTGTTGAATTGTGTGTACCTGGGTTCCATGGTTGGGCCACAGCTGCTCTGCTTGTTACATTCTGTTTCGGATGGGTTCTTATACCAGCAATTACATTTATCATACTAACAGTCCTAAAGTTCATTGCTAATATTTTTCACACAAGTAATCAAGAGAATAGGCTAAAATCAGTACTTAGAAAGATAAAGGAAGAGTTTGAAAAAACAAAAGGCTCAATGGTATGTGATGTCTGCAAGTATGAGTGTGAAACCTATAAAGAATTAAAGGCACACGGGGTATCATGCCCCCAATCTCAATGTCCTTACTGTTTTACTCATTGTGAACCCACAGAAGCAGCATTCCAAGCTCATTACAAGGTATGCCAAGTTACTCACAGATTCAGGGATGATCTAAAGAAAACTGTTACTCCTCAAAATTTTACACCAGGATGTTACCGGACACTAAATTTATTTAGATACAAAAGCAGGTGCTACATCTTTACAATGTGGATATTTCTTCTTGTCTTAGAATCCATACTGTGGGCTGCAAGTGCATCAGAGACACCATTAACTCCTGTCTGGAATGACAATGCCCATGGGGTAGGTTCTGTTCCTATGCATACAGATTTAGAGCTTGATTTCTCTTTAACATCCAGTTCCAAGTATACATACCGTAGGAAGTTAACAAACCCACTTGAGGAAGCACAATCCATTGACCTACATATTGAAATAGAAGAACAGACAATTGGTGTTGATGTGCATGCTCTAGGACACTGGTTTGATGGTCGTCTTAACCTTAAAACATCCTTTCACTGTTATGGTGCTTGTACAAAGTATGAATACCCTTGGCATACTGCAAAGTGCCATTATGAAAGAGATTACCAATATGAGACGAGCTGGGGTTGTAATCCATCAGATTGTCCTGGGGTGGGCACAGGCTGTACAGCATGTGGTTTATACCTAGATCAACTGAAACCAGTTGGTAGTGCTTATAAAATTATCACAATAAGGTACAGCAGGAGAGTCTGTGTTCAGTTTGGGGAGGAAAACCTTTGTAAGATAATAGACATGAATGATTGTTTTGTATCTAGGCATGTTAAGGTCTGCATAATTGGTACAGTATCTAAATTCTCTCAGGGTGATACCTTATTGTTTTTTGGACCGCTTGAAGGTGGTGGTCTAATATTTAAACACTGGTGTACATCCACATGTCAATTTGGTGACCCAGGAGATATCATGAGTCCAAGAGACAAAGGTTTTTTATGCCCTGAGTTTCCAGGTAGTTTCAGGAAGAAATGCAACTTTGCTACTACCCCTATTTGTGAGTATGATGGAAATATGGTCTCAGGTTACAAGAAAGTGATGGCGACAATTGATTCCTTCCAATCTTTTAATACAAGCACTATGCACTTCACTGATGAAAGGATAGAGTGGAAAGACCCTGATGGAATGCTAAGGGACCATATAAACATTTTAGTAACGAAGGACATTGACTTTGATAACCTTGGTGAAAATCCTTGCAAAATTGGCCTACAAACATCTTCTATTGAGGGGGCCTGGGGTTCTGGTGTGGGGTTCACATTAACATGTCTGGTATCACTAACAGAATGTCCTACCTTTTTGACCTCAATAAAGGCTTGTGATAAGGCTATCTGTTATGGTGCAGAGAGTGTAACATTGACAAGAGGACAAAATACAGTCAAGGTATCAGGGAAAGGTGGCCATAGTGGTTCAACATTTAGGTGTTGCCATGGGGAGGACTGTTCACAAATTGGACTCCATGCTGCTGCACCTCACCTTGACAAGGTAAATGGGATTTCTGAGATAGAAAATAGTAAAGTATATGATGATGGGGCACCGCAATGTGGGATAAAATGTTGGTTTGTTAAATCAGGGGAATGGATTTCAGGGATATTCAGTGGTAATTGGATTGTACTCATTGTCCTCTGTGTATTTCTATTGTTCTCCTTGGTTTTACTAAGCATTCTCTGTCCCGTAAGGAAGCATAAAAAATCATAGCTAAATTCTGTGACTATCCTGTTCTTATGTATAGCTTTAACATATATACTAATTTTTATATTCCAGTATACTCTATCTAACACACTAAAAAAAATAGTAGCTTTCTAACCACAAAACTTAGATTCTTCTTCTGTATGATGTCTTAACATCTTGCGGTGTCTACTACTA